AAAAACTGTCCTCAACCCGATAGGACAAATGCGTAACTTTTTATCAGGCACCTTTATGGTGGGTGCGAATGGTAACCTGCCACGAAATACGGAACTTGGAGAAGCTTTTGACGCAGTGTTCAAAAAGGCTTCAGCACTATCCGATGAAGAATCTGACAGATTCTTTTCTATGATTGGTGATCTTGGTCTTGTTGATGAGAACCTAGCCGTCAACGAAATGCAATTGCTGCTTCGAGAACAGTATGGAAGAGCTTCTGCAAAGTCTGCAACTAATTTAAATAGTCTGATAGAGAAAACTCCTGGAGTCAGAGGCTTACAAAAATTATATTCAGACACTGATACTTTTTGGAAGACAGTTGGATTTATCGGAGAGAAAGCAAAGTATGGAGCAGCATTTCGTAAGGCTGGTTTAGATCCCGACAATCTTGGTGATGTTTCTTCTGACCTTGTACAATCCGGTCTTGCACCTCGAACCTCGGAGCTTACTGGCAGACATGGTTTCTTGAATGTGTTCGCATCAGACATCGTTAAAGAAACAATGCCCATTTATTCACGGGTACCGGAGGTTATAAAATCTATTCGTAAGATACCCGTGGCTGGAAACTTTGTAGCGTTCCCGGCAGAGGTCATCCGTAACACTGCCAACATCGTGCAACGCGGGACCAGGGAACTTGGATTTAAAGCATCAGACGAATTAATCCAGAAGGTTGGAGAGCAAAATGCTAGAAGACTTGAGCGTGAGATAAGAGCTATTGGTGCTAATCGCCTGACGAGCTACATTGCATCGGCAGGTGTTATACCTGCCGCCGTTGCGAAAGCTAGTTACGCAGCAACGGGTGTGTCTGAAGAAGATGTTGAGGCTATGAAGCCTTTGATGCCGTATTTCATGGAAGGTCATTTGATCATGTCACTTGGCAAGCCAAAAAATGGTAAATGGGAACACGCTGATCTCAGCTACATGATGCCATATGATTTCGCTTTTACTCCAGCTAGAAGAGCCATGGAGATATACAAACAAAAAGGAGAGATAGGAGCAGGAGAAGCAGAGCAGATAACTGCATCGATGTGGGGCGCGTTTACTTCTTTCATGGATCCGTTTGCTGGCGAGTCTTTGATTGCAGAAAGAGTTCAGGATGCTTTGCCTCAAAATTACTTTGGACGAGGCGGCGAAACAGCTACTGGATCTCCGATATGGCAAGACAGTAATGACTTTGGAACAAAGCTTGGTAACAGCTTCACACATATACTTGGTGGCTTCACACCTACCTTTTTAGAACTGTTTGTCAAACCAACTGCTCGAGGGCTAGAAGCAGGTCGTGTGTCAAGCGCAGCCACTGGTGACCCAACAAGAACGGGCAGAGAATATAATATACATGAAGAAGCTTTCACTGCTGCAACTGGCATGAGAAAGCTAGTGTTAGATATTCCAAAGTCTCTTTCCTATAAAGGCTACCAGTTTACATCATTAAGATCACAGTCTCTTGGAGATTTTTCTAGGGTAGCAAAAGCTAATAATTCTACAAAAGAGGATGTAATCGCTGCGTATATATCTGCAAATGAAGATGCATTTCGAGCGCAAAGACAAATGTATGGTTTTATAAAAGCGGCTGAAGCGGCTGGTTTATCCATGCAACAAATTATAGTGGCGTTAAAACGTGATTCTAATTTAGGGTCAGAAGAATTAGGCTTTATAAGTCAAGGAATGTTTAGACCTGTGAGTTTAAGTGAAAAAGTTTTTCGTGATGTTTATATAGAAACAGCAATAAAAGGTGAGGCTAGGACAATATCAGAACTTCCTGCATCAGAACTCGCAGATATTTACAACAATTTTGCAGGTAGATCATTGGTTTCTGAAACAATTCAAGAAAGCACACAACAAGAACCAGATATACAACGACCAGATACACCCTTGTTTGGGGAACCTGTGTCACAGGCACCTACAATAGCACCGACCCAACAAGTTGCTGCTGCTGGCGCTCCTCCGTCCGCAGCGCAAGCGGGGGGTGCACCCCTTGGCACTCCCCGCACCTCTCCTCCAGATCCGAGTTTGTTGGGCGGCAATCCAATTGATGCGCTTAAAAATCTACAATTATTTCAAAGGTCACAACCATGAACAAAGATAAATTACGCGAAGAGATCGCGGAAGATGAAGGATGTAAGTACGAGATTTATCTCGACCACCTTGGCCTGCCAACGACAGGAATCGGTCATTTAATTACTGAATCAGATGAGGAGTACGGCAAGCCCGTTGGCACAGTCGTAGAACAGGAACGAGTCAAACAACTATTCACTTTGGACATGGCAGTGACCATCGATGAGTGCAAAGTATTGTACCCTGACTTCGATGACCTGCCCGAAGAATGTCAACACATCATTGCAAACATGATGTTCAACATGGGTAGACCCAGACTCAGCAAGTTCAAAGGCATGAAAGCCGGGGTCGATGCTCGTGATTGGAACGCCGCAGCCGACGAAATGGTGGACTCGAGGTGGTATACACAGGTTCCTAACCGTGCAAGGCGCTTAGTCGATAGAATGCGCGCCCTTGCAAGTGACTGAAAACACTAAATAAAAACATCGATTCTCGTGGACCTCGTGAACAATGGACGTACCATTATACCTTCAGGTCGCTGAGAATTGACGTTCTGGGTCATCAACAGGCTCACATCGACCAGTTGGGATGACATATCTGTTGTCAATCTTGCGAATATCAGCAGACATCTCAACCACCCTGTCTGCACACTCTCTTGCGGTGATGTATGGTCCTCGAGTGTCTTCGACAATAGCACATTCCTGTTGCGCCATTGATACGCAGACAACTACCAACGCTTCAAACATCATCTCGAACCTCGCTTTCTGCCTTTTGAATCAGGCTTTCTACTTCATGCAGCTTACTAATAGCCTCGTCCACCAGACCGGACTCATACTTCAAGAACAGTTGAGTCACGGCCTGGACGGCCTGATCCACAGACAGCTTTGCCTCAGAGAAGTCGCTCATTTCTTCTTCGGTGGCCTGCCGCGTTTCTTGGCCTTTGGTGGACGACCGCGTTTCTTGGCAGGTGCTTTGCCGCCCTTCCAAGCTTCATTGATGGTTGGAGTCTTTTTATCATCTCCCATCAAACGTCCGTCTTTATCTCTTGCTCTCTCCGGTTTCTTGATAAGACACGGAAAGAACAAGTTCACAAACTTATCCCATAGATTCATCGTCTATCTCCTCAATAGTTTTATTCCATATAAATATGGGTGTCCTTTCTCCCACATAGGCACCCACCACGTTGTAATCAAAGTACTCAACAGCCTCCTCATCTGTCATACCCTGATCGATAAGAATTTGTATGCACTTGTCAGCATCGTATGCAACAAGGCTTGGATCACCACATCTTTCCGATATACCAATCACAGCTTCTTCAAACCCTACGGCTAATAATAAGCCCGAACTCATCCTACTTCTCCCCAGTTTTTGCCCAGTTCTGCATCAACCTCGAAGGGCACCTTTAAATCTGGCACACAAGTTGACATGATTTCAACAATCTTGTCTGATTGTTTTTGACTCTCGACACTGAAGCACAGCTCGTCATGCACTGTAAGCATGGGTGTCAGCCCCTCCGCATGACAATCTACCATCGCCTTCTTTGTCTGGTCGGCACTCGAACCTTGGATCAGTTTGTTCAGCGCCTTGTATGTAAAGGCACGACGTATCATACCCTTGCCGCCATACTCTTTGATTGCCTCCTCGAGCTTCATGGCCTTGTTGAATCCGAATGACCGTGGCTCCCACATATCAAACCTACACTTACGCCCCAGCCATGTGCGTATCGAACCGTTCTTCGATGCTGTATCTGCCGCCAGGTCAGCTATGCCTTTCACAAATGGCACCCTTTCATGGTACTTCTCGAGCAAAGCTTTGGCCTCGATCTCATCGATGTCCATCACACCAGCCAGCTTCTTACGTCCCATGCCATACATGATCCCCAGATTCACAGTCTTGGCTTCCTTGCGAGTGATGTCCGCCAGATCCGCAACCATCTGATGGAAGTCAGCGTTGCCCTGATGATACATATCAATTACACTGTCTATCTGAGGGTGTCTGTGTACGCCTGTCAGTTGAGCACAGTAGTGTGCCAGCCACCGTGGCTCTTGTGATGCATAGTCGAAGCTGCCCCACTGTGTGCCCTCTTCAGGCAGGAACAAGCCACGGATCATAGACTTTATCTCTGGATCTCTGGCCGGAATCTGCTGTAGATTTGGGTGACTCGATGAGAATCTGCCAGTCACCGTGCCACCTTCATCAGAGCGAAGCGGATTGAAATCACAATGGATACGACCGTTACACGAATGTTCAAGTATTGTCTCAACAAAGGTCGTGTTGGCCTTGTTAAATTCACGCAATTTCACAATCTTCTTTGCGATAGGGTGCGTGTGATTGCTAAGAAACTGCTTTGTAAAGGAGGGGGCATCCGTGTTTTCTGTCCTATGGTATTTAAGACCAAGGGCATCGAACGCCTTTGCCACAGATGCAGCCGCCCACGGCTCGACCGTCACCCCGGTATCGGCCCGTATTTCTTCTAACAGTTTCTTTTCTCGTATCTGTAAATCCTTTTGTATCTTCTCTGCCCCGTCGATATCGACACGCACACCTTTAGTCTTCATCTCAAGAAGCACGGGTAACAGACTGGACTCCAACTCAAATATGCTTGTGACCTCGTCCTGCTTGATGTCCACACGCAGCCTGTCCCACAGACGTAGAGTCACAGCAGCGTCCTGTTCTGCATAGCTGCCTACAAACTTCGAGGGCAGTCTCCACATGTCACTCTTCGGATCCACATGATACATTGCCGCCGCAGCCCGTAACATCTTCTCGTTCTTGTACTCGCCAAGGTATTCGCCTGTCAGCGAGTTGAGATTGTAGAATCTACGATTCTCGTTCAACAGTGGCGCGGCTATCATGGTATCGATTATCGGTCCTTGAACCTCGATCCCTGCCCAGCGCAGCCAACCCAGATCATACATGGCATTGTGCATGACCTTCTCGATCTTGGGTGTGGCTAGTTGTTTCTTCAGCCAATTGACCACCAGCTTTTCTGGCAGGTTGCCATCCTCATGACGCACAGGATAGTAGCCAACGAAATCACCAGCCGCTACAGCATAGCCTATGACATAGCCATCATCCCGGCACCACCCAGGCCCCAGTGTTGTTATGTTCGGATCTCTTGTTTCCAAGTCGATTGCGATACGATCATACCCTGTGAGATCAGGAAAGGATGACGGCGGCTCCCACTCATCATCACCAAAACCAAGCGCAGCTTCTTTGACATCTATGTCAAGAATATTCATCTGCTTATCCATCGTTTGTGATCTCACCTCCAAGGGCGGCATAACCTATTATGTCTACCCATGAGTCATCTTTTGTCATGTCTTCACTTAATCTAGCTAATTTGAGTCCCACCATGCAAGCTACCACCTGTTCAGGCGTGATCTCCTGCTCGAGTATGATGCTCCATATCTGTGCAATACGCTCGTGGTTCTTTCTGGCCGGGCCATACTCCTTGGCTCTTGGACCGTTGATAAGCTGCTCTGCTGTCTTCAAAAAGAATTGTCTGTCTTTCATAGCTGAAACCCATAATATGATTGTGATTCGATAATGTGCAGAGACTTTCGAGCACGAGTCAGGCCAACATAGAATGTCCTGATCTCAGCGTCCTGATCCCTGCTCTCAACACAAGCCCTCGAAGAGTCTAACAGCAGAGCCACGTTGTCTGCTTCACCACCCTTGGCTTTGTGTATAGTTGATATCCTAATTCGCGGCTTGCCTGTCAGGATAGATTCACCCATCCGGCGGACAGATGTAATGTATATCCGCTCGTTCTCCGACACCTTCAGCACCTCGTGCCATGGTGTATCGATCTCTGCTGTCAACTCACCCAGAGTTTTGACATCACTGAAACCATATGTTTCTTCAGCATCCAGACTAGCAAGCTTCTTCCTGCCAGACTTAGTTATGGCATCCGATAA